GGGCGATAAAGGATGATCCCATGATAATCTCCTTGATGGACTCAGCCATAGGTCTCGGAACATCGATAGCTTCCTTGCTGTAGTATATCTTCTTTCCGAAATCAGAGACAGCGATATCCGCCGTACGTCCATAGACCAAGTTTCCTACCTCTTTTGTCAAGTCAATAACTACGGGATCGCCTTCTACCGTAGCGTTAATACTTACTTTACTGAAATCTACTTTCATGTTTTTATATATTAAAATTAAACACCTTGCAATAAATGACCATTATCATCGGTAACTCCAACGATTATTCCTCCTCTAACACGAATACGGACATTATCCAGATCATAAGTAGCAGGATCGAAACTTATGCCCTCATAATAATTATATGAATTACCAAAGCCGAGGTTATAAGCGAAACGAAATGCCCCCGCCGCCAATGTACCGGTAATGGTAGTACCCGTGGTTTTAGTGCTTCCCGAGAAGTAGCCCGCAAACTTAGATCCTGTAGGAGGGAAATTCGATCCATAACCATCTACAGATCCATATATGGCTACGCCAAAAGTGTTGCATATACCAGATATACACGCATGGGTATCAGCGGAATTGCTCCAAGCCCCTACCATGGTTTTACAACTTGTTCCGGTATTGTATGTATATCCTCCCCCTACAGTCAACCTAAAGGAGGTATTACCGAAATAGTCAGAGCCAGTCCAGTTAAGACCTTTATAACTATTCAAGGAGAACGCACCGATACTCAAGGTACTGCCTACGACAAGGTCTTTAACGTTTATCAAGTCCGCTTGAATATACCCTCCCGCTATAAGCGTCTGTCCGTTTATTATCACGCTCGCCAATTTGTTCGCTCCCACACTGGCGCTACCTGTAAGTTTCCCGGATAATTCCGTCTGAAGGGCTTTAGCCAAATCTTCTTTTGTGATAGCGCCTTTTTTGGTATAATTCGTAAGGCTATTGTTTAACGTATCCAGATTTATCTTACCAGCGATCTCTTGACTTAATGCCCAAGACAGATCATCGGAAGAGACACCATCTTTCCACGCCATCGATCCTAGATCACCTGAGCTAACCTTGTTCTTGATCGTATTCTGGGTGCTTAGGTCAAACATGGAAAATGTCACGAAACCGTTCAAATTGAGTCGGCTAGCGTTTATCTTGATCGTCTCCGCCGTCTGGTTGATGCTCGATATGATACTATCCTTAGATACCTTCAGATTAATATTGTCAGCGTTCACCTTGATAGCCGCCTCCATCTCGGTTTTCAGCCCGGATACGTCGGTCTTCTTGGCGTACAGCGTCAAGCTCTCATCTACACCGTCCAGCTTTAAGCCTAGGCTTGTCACTGTCTGGTTTATGTCTTGTCAACATACAAGGATAACGTGCTGGTCGTATTATCCAATTCTACCCCCATGTCCGTCACCGTGCCGTTCAACGTGTCGATCTTTTGGGCGTACATGCCGATCTTCTCGTCCGTCTGCAGAAAAAGGGTGGACATCTCCAACCGTAGATCCTCCACGGGATGCGTGGACATCTGGACGTTGTAGATATATATTTCCCCCGTATAATTCAAGATGAAATCACCTGTTCCGTTCCATTTGCCGGAAAATTCCTCTTGAACGAAGGTATCCGTAATCGCCAACGGTTTGCTTACGTAAAGGCCCTGTCCGGAGAATCCGGACGTTAACGTACCGGCGGTCTTTACCATGTACATGAAGGATACGTAGTAGGTAGGCCAGACCTTCGTCCCGTCCGGAAGCTCAAGCTGTCCGGACGGCTTATTCCTCAAGTAGGAGTTTACTTGCTTCACTCCCGAATTCTTTATATACAGGGCCTTGCGGCTAGATACCTCTACGATCCCTGTAACCTTATCCTTCTCAGCGTAGAAGGAATCGTTCACGGCCATGAAACGCTCCTTCACCGTGAATAGCGACACGTCGTTACCGAGTACCCATCCTACCGTATCAGCG